CACACTTATCAAATTCAAGATTAGCTAATAAAACAGCAGTGTTTACTCTTCCTGCCGCTGTTGCTATTGCCGCAGTTGCTGTGTCTATACCTGAATCGACTAATACAGCGGCTTCTGCTATCTCTACTTTAGCAAGGTCAAGTTCTGCATTATCTAATCCAACTTCAGTAGCCATTTTATCTACCTCTGCGTTGGCAAGTCCTATTTCAGTAAGAGCACTATCAGTAGAAGAATTAATTATTGCAATTTCCGTATGAACGTTATCTGCTATAGTAATCGTTTCATCTATTTCTGTATTAATAGCAGTTAAAGCAGTTGTAATATCTGAATTACCCGATTTAGCAGCCATGGCATTCTGTAAAGATTTAATGGATGCATATAAAGGAACTAAGTATTCTGCTTCATCAGGAAAACTAGCTACTGCAGAATCACCATATGCAACCGCAGGATACTGAACTTCAGAATACCCAACAGTTTTACTAGCTGGTATTGCATTTAGAAAATTATTTTGGATGTAATATACTGGGTCAGTCACAGTCGCCTGTTCCATTTGAGCAGATGCAAACGAAGAACCATCAGCATAGTAATATTTCTGATTAGGATTAATTTTCCTACATGGATACGTAGCTCCTGAATCAGTCATATAAACAGTTAATACTTTACCAGTATTTAATGTTTCCGCCTCGCTTTCAAGAGCTGCGGATGTAAATGTAGACTGTTTAGCCGCGCACTGAGCCAATAATTCATAGTTATTACTAAATGAATTAATAACTTCCTTAGCTCCGTCTGTTAAAAATTGTGTTAATTCTGTTTGAGTCGGAGCACTACTACCATCTATCGAAAGACTTGTAAGACCTTCTACCTGTGCTTCAAATGTGGCCATTTAATTACTTCTTTTTACCGTTCTTTTTGTATTTTTTTCCGTTCTTCTTCGGTCTTCCAACTTTCTTGCCGTAAGTTCCTTTTCCCTTTGGCATAACTATTCTCCATTTCTTTGTTTTGTTTTCCTTCAGCTACTGTACAATTCTTAAATGTACTTAATCCTTTACCAAATCTCATAATGGTCTAACTCCTAACTGTTTTAATCTTTGATTCATTGAATTACCAGCCATCTTATTTGAACTGTCTTCTAACGACACTTCATTAAGTTCAATATCTGTTCTACTGGAAACACTACCGCGCATCCAAGAGTTTGTAGTAAACTTTGATGGATGAGCTCTGTTCCCACAGTTTCTACAATAGAACCAGCCACCCTCATTTGGATGGTCACAAGATTGACAATTAGCCACTAAGCTCCACCAATAACTACAGTAAGTATTCTATCTCCACGTAATTGAGTATGTGTAATTGATAGAACTTTATTACTAGTCGAATCTAAAGTATCTATATGGTCTTTCATATCTCTTGCCATTGTTCCAGTCGAACCATCTTCCTCTCCAGGATTGGCTTCATGAATAAAGACCTTTACTTTTACATTACCATATACAGCCATAATATCTCCGATTTTAAAATTCTTAGTAGATTTGGGGTAAGTCCTTTATACGACCTACCCCACAGTTCTACAAAACTGTTAATCCTTACGGATTAAAGCACAGTGTACTCAATTTGTAATTGATAACGACCAGCATCAAAATTAGACGCATGATTAATAGCCGTTGTAGTTCCAACATAGACATACTTAGTCGCAACTGGAAGTATAATCAAAGGTTGAGCCCATTGAATGGTAGCACCATTAAAATCGACATCAACTTCTGTAATACTTAAATCAGCTGCAAGATTAGCATTTCTATAGGTAGCTCCAGCTCCCATTAATTCAACTTGTCCTGTAATCGCTGCGTTAAGCGCATCTGTTCCAGATGTACCAGCATTAATATTACCGACCATAGTAGTTCCAGTAGCCGTAGAAGGCATCCAAATTACTTTTTCGATTAATATTTTTGTTGCGCTTTGATATCCAGATGGTACAGTCACATCAAGAGGCCCACAATTTGCTATTGCATCATTGTCGGCATATGCGGTTCCATTACTATCTAGTATATCTTCATCTGTTGAACCTGTATAGGTGAAAATCTTCTTAGTTCCACCAAGTTCATTTACAAATGCATTTCCGTAATTAAAGCCACTATTTTCATTTAAGACATCAGCTCTCATAATTAATCTCCTTATAAGTCCGTAACGACATACATCATATGAGACTCAGGTAATGTCACATCAAGACCAGCTTCAGTAAGAATCATATCTTTACGAAGGTCTTCATCGTCGCTCTGTACATTAGTCGTAATATAAGTATCACGATTAATTCCATTACCAACGAGAGGACGATACGCAACTTTGCTCATATCAGCAAATAGCATGAATCCACTTGTAATACCACGAAACAGAGGTTCTTTTACAAGATGCAAAGTTCCATGAATGGTCTCGATGGTCATAACCTTATGTCCGAATGCTCCATTGTTTTGAGTCATATCTACCCTATAAGGGGCATTTCCATGTCCCATAGAAGCATCCATAAATGCACCGTCACCGAGTTTGTTAAAGAAAGTAATTAGTGGTAGACTAGCGAGGACAAGTCTGTCTCCGCTTCCACCCCTTGCTGGGTCAAATACAACCTCTAAATCACCGAGAAGTACATCATAAGTTAAAGCGGTACTTGCGAGAGTTCGCAAATATGCATTACCAGATGTGTAACTTAACGCTGTTGCAGCGGTTGCTTGAGCTGTGGAATTTTTTAGAATATGTCCACATAGCCCTTCCGTATGCTGTACGCTTCCCTGACGAGCTTTTTGTGAAAAAAGCATGGCGCGTTCAATATCGACTTTATGTTCACGAAGCTTAAGTGCCCAAATACGTTGCCACTCATTCGCATATCCGCGATATTTCGTAGCAATTGCTGTATTTGTCATTTCAGCCGCAGTTTTAAAAATCTGCGTGTAACCATAATTGTCTTCTATTTCACTTGACCAAACATCAGGAGCTCCAGTCCCCTCAGCATAAGCAGTACCAATAACCTGACATTTATCATTGTCTTGGATAGCATTATATCCAGAAACTCCACTAGCTGTTAAACTAATAACTTTACCAGTAAATGTAGTTGAAGTACCAACATCTGTTGGTGCACTATCAACTCTTACCATTACTTGAGCTCCCTCAGCTGATTCTACTGCAAATACCATCCCTTTGATTAACCAATCAACGGATGCTCCGGCACTAGTATCAACTGCAAAACTGTAACTGGTTCCAGCTACAACATCGCCTACAGGTTGGCCTGCTATAAGAAAGTCTCTACTCGTCCAATCAATCTTGGAACGGTCTTCCAAGAAACGAAAGACTGAATCATCAGTAGGTACTTTGCTTACTTTGCTTAGGTATACGAAAAAGGGCGATTCTTCTGGTGAGAGGTCTGCTACTCTGTCTCCAAAGTTATATAACCGTCTAACATCAGGCGTAGTACCATGAGCACTTGCGTGACTTTTAGACGAAGCTTGGACGACATCTGTAGTTTTTACTCCTCCTTGAGTAATTGCCATTTTACACTCCTTTATTGTTTAAGATTTACGGTAATCTTCCATGAGTATTTGCTCCCATAATTCCATCCCAAGCCGCATCCGAATCATTCTTTGGACGAGTTCTTGGGTCTTGGCCTTGTATGGCCCCAGGACTTGGGGGAGCTTTCTTGGAAGCTCTTACCGCTTCAAGTGAGTCGTAAACGCCTTGAGATGCTTTTTTACCGTTGACATCCTGCCAAAGTTTTACAAGGTTATCCAAACCGACATTTTCTTTCGGTTGGGTAACGAATTGTAAAAATTCTTTAACATCGTCATCGGGCATCCTATGAACGTTCTTTAACTCATTAATTGTGTTATTCAAGGCAATATTCTCATTCATTTGAGACATATGACCTTCAATAGCACGTGACACCGACTTATTCTCCTGAGCTGTTCTCATTTGATAAGACGGCGAATCCGGCTTGTAATAGGCGTCCCAAGGATTAAATTCTTCCTCGGATACCTGTGGAACTTGTTCTCTCTGCTGATTAACAGTTGCGGCCTGATTGTTCTGCTGCATCTCCACTGCAGTACCGAGAGCATCTTCAAGTTTAGTTAAACTTGTCTGTGACTTATCATATAATGATTGCCACTTTTTGCTTTCGTCCTCCCAGTCTACGTGTGAAGTCTCGCTATCCGAAACAGGCTGAGTGACACCTTCGTATCCCGACTCAGTAAATGCACTATTATCATCAGCAAAAGGATTGGTTTCATCAGTCCCAGCTACAACGTCATCAATAACGCCCTCGCTGGAATTTGCTTCAGCTATGTAATCTTCCATGATTTTCCTTTCTACAATGTTTCGAGTTCTTCAGGAGCAGAACCTGGGCCTTCTTGCATATTTTCTACAATAGGCTTCAATTTCTCCAACTCGAACTTCACTGTATCGGCAAACTTATTTGTTTGCACTTTCTTTTCTGCTTTCGCGTCTGACCGTACTTCAGATAAGTCTCGTTTGAATTTCTCAACCGCAACTCTCTTCTTGTCTTGGACAGACTCCCTTTGTGCCGTTTGCAGGTCTCCCCGCAATTCTTTAACTTGCTGTTGCAACTGTTCGTTAGCTTGTTGCAACTGAGCAATTTCACCCATTCGTGATAAAATACTTTCTTTATCGAATATCTCTGGGTTCTTCTTTAATACTTCTGTTCTATCAATCAACCCGGCCTGGTAAGCTTCAAAGTATACACCATACTCAGCCCACTTACTTGTTGGTAATGTAGAACCTGGTTCAATTCTAACGTCATGTTGTCCGATATTGTTCCTGTCTTTTGCAATATCAATTACTGTTTGATTCATATCGCTGTACAACATATTCACAGATACTTCATTAATATTGTTATTTGGTTGTACCAATCGAAACATCTTTTGGAATGTATAATGACCCTTAGCGAATGAATACAATAATCTTCCAATGATATTAACACTAAATTCAATATCCCTTAATTTTGACTTTGGACGCTCAGAGCCTAACATCATCATACGTTCCGTACCACGAACTGTATCAGGAGCTTTCTCGGAAAATCCGTGCATCATCTCAGGAAGACCAAAGATAAAATCTATATAAAACTCAGCTTGTTCAATCAACCGATAGAACTCAGAAGCTAACGGTGTTGGAGCTGGATAATGTGGTTCACCCTGAGAAGTATCA